GCGGATGATAGTACGGCGGGAACATTAAGTGTTGATAGAATAAATGTAAATTCTTTGCTTTTAAGTTTTGCAGGAAAATCTATTGGATGTGATACATTGTATGCAGGTACCGTTCGTGCAGTTACTGTATTGCAATTAAGAGAAGCAAGCCAAACTGTATATCATAATTGCTTTTTGAATACATTAACCATTGATGGAATAACATTCAATTATGTGGGGTGGTCATAATGGAAAATTATAAGATTAGAGACTTGGAAGATAAGATGATTGATACATTGAATTCGAGTGATGTTGCCATTGAAGCAAAAAGACTGATTGTTCAGAACCTTTTGAACATGGTAACAAAACAGGCGGATGCAAGAATCACGATGGAAATTCAAGACATGAAGAAGGAGGAAGAATAAAATGGCTTATGAATTAATAGGATTTTTAAATGATAATCCGCCTGCAATAAATGCAGCGAATTTGAATAAGATGGATAATCAAATTTATGTTAATGATGGAAATATTCAAGTTGTTGGGAAAGATGGCATGGACAGTTATGAGTCGAAAGAAATGTTCAATTTATTTTCTTTTGATGATGAGAATTTCGTAAAAGGCAAGGGATATAGTGGGGCAACATTTACAATTGTTGATGCTTCAAATTATTGTATTACAGGTTTTATTCCGGTATTTTCTGGGGAGACCATGTCAATTCAAACACAAAATTCTCAATCTTATTTTAAGTGTGCAATTTATGATGTAACTAAAAATGGAAAGAGAGTTATTATATCTGAAACGAATCCAACAGATTGGAATATTGTATTTAATGAAAATGCACTTGTTAGGATTCAATTCGGTACAAATAATATAAATAATTTAATAATTAATACATCAAAGAAAAAAATTACGGATAATGCATTAAATATAGATGCTACAAGTACGATTTTTCAGGCAAAAGGGATATTTGGTGATTTAGTAAATGTATCAAATATGGATAGATTAAATTATTTGCATGGAAAAGGTTTTAGCCAATATACAAATGTTATAGCAAATAATTCACCATCTGATATAACAGGGTATATTCCGATAAAAAAAGGGCTTATTGTAAATGCGTTATTGGATGATTCGAATTTTTTTGACTATGAATTATCTTTTAATTTTCGAAAATTTGCCATTTATGATAATTTGAAAAATTGGATAGGTACATATCCTATCAATGCGGAAAATAATCCGAATAAAAATTATTTACCAATTATGGATGGATATATTAGGTTTATGTTTCCGAATGCGTATGTGTTTTCTGTTTTTAATAATTTTAGAAATGTAAAAACTGATATGCTTGATGATAATTGGTTTGATTTGAATAATCAATTAGAGGCTTTGCTTTCAGATGATAAAATTAATTATTCGAAATATGATCCCGAAAATTATTTGGTAAATAAAGGATTTAGTGGAAATACAGGTAATATTGTAGATTCCACCGGAGATGATGTAACGGGATATATTCCGGTTAAAAAAGGTGATAAAATTTATGCGTATGTTAATACATATAATATCTTTACATCAACCGAGGATTTGGGTAATAGAAAATTTGCCGTATATGATTCAGAGAAAAATTGGAAATCTACATTAAATTTAAGAAGTACACAATATTCACAAGAATATTATACAATGCAATATGATGGTTATGTTCGTATCATGTATAAAAATTCCTATATTCTGGATGTGAATATAAATAATTATAAAAAAATCGATGGTAATAATGTTACCGGATCAGTTGGTGAAAAATATGTTGATGCGATTATATTTATGGGACAATCAAACATGGCTGGAAGAGGAATAGTTACAGAAGAACATCCGCAAGATGCTCCGGCAGTAATTGATGGAGCCGGTTGGGAATTTAGGGCGGTTACAGATCCTACAAAATTATATCCCATAACAAAAATCTTTGGAAAAACCGAAAATAATGTAAATGGTATCAATGATGGAGGAAGTAAAACGGGAGGTGTTTTACCTTCATTTGCCAATGCATACTATACTTATGGAGGAAAAGTTCCTTTTGTTGGTGTTTCTGCAAGTGAGGGGGCATCCTCAATCTCAACATGGATTCCGGATGGAGATAATTTGGAGGATGCGTTAAATAGATGGGCAACTTGTATAAATTGGCTTTCTGCAAATCATTATCAAATTAGACATAAATATATGGTTTGGTGTCAGGGAGAGGCGGATGCAAATCAAACAGAAGAATGGTATACGGAAAAGTTTAATAGTATGTTCAATGCTATGAAATTAGTAGGTGTTGAAAAATGTTTTATCATAAGGATTGGAAATAATAACCCTGTATCACAAGGTAAAATTAATATGATGACATATCAAAATCATATTTGCCAAAATAATCCGGATGTTATTATGGTATCAACGGATTTTGCATCTATGTTAAGTAGGAATATGATGAAAGATGCAGAGCATTATTTTCAGGATGGATATAATGAGTGTGGAGATTTTGCTGGAAAAAATACAGCATTTTATGTAATGACAGGAAAAGAACCTACAATGTATGATCCGCAATTTGATAATTTATATTATTCACATATCAATTAGGAGGTTAAAAATGGAATGGTGGCAGACCACAATAGTAATCGCAGCCGGTGTTTTAACACTCTTTAATCTGGGGGATAAGATTTCCGGTTGGATTAAAGAACAAAAAAAACCAACAAGTGATTTAGAGGCAAGGGTGGAGGTATTAGAGAGAAAAGATTTGGAATATAAGACCATCCTTGCCGGATATGCAGAAAAATTACAGAGGGATTATGATTCAATCAATGCAATCAAAAAAACCATGAATTTAATGTTGGAGGCTCAATGGGTGTTAGTAGATCATGCAAAAAATGGGAATAATACCAAAGAATTGGATGATGTATCGGTAAAATTAAAGGAGTATGTTTTTGACAAGTAAAGGAGGGGTATAATATGACATGGGATGATGTAAGAAGGAAATTAACAAGCAGAAAATTCTGGGCGGCAATTGCTGTATTTGTTCCGTCACTTTTGGTATTTACCGGAGTAATTGATGTGAACAAAGCCGAGCAGTTGAAAGCACTGATTGTTTTGGGCGGTGCCTGCGTGGCATATATGCTTGCCGAAACAGCCGTAGATGTGGTAAGAATTGCAAAAGAAAAAGATGATGTTACCGAAGATCTTGACAATACGGAGGAATAACTATGGAATGGGGCATTGATGTATCCAGGTGGCAGGGTAACTTTAACTTTGCAAGAGCGAAGCAGGAAGGAATTACTTTTGCGATCTTAAAAGCCGGTGGTGGTGATGCCGGTTTATACAAAGATGGCAAGTTTGAGAGAAATTATGCTGCATGTATTGAGCTGGGCATTCCGGTTGGAGCATATTTCTTTGGACAGGCTATGGACCTTCCGACCGCACAGAAGGAAGCGGATTATTTTTGTTCCCTGATTTCCGGTAAAAAATTGGATATGGGCGTTTGGTATGATGTAGAAGCCAAGATGCTTAACGCAGGTGGCCTTGTAAATATCGTAAACGGATTTTTAGGGCGGTTAAAGGAAAGAGGCTATGAATGTGGCGTCTATGCATCAGAAAGCGTTTTTAAGGGCAAATTGAAAGCCATAACGGCGCCGAGGTGGATAGCAAGATGGACCAAGACAAAACCGAGCATTGATTTTAAGATTTGGCAGTTTGGCGGAGAGACCAATTTAATCCGGTCCAACAAGGTTGCCGGAGTGGTTTGCGATCAGAATTATCTGCAGGGAAGTGTTGAAAAGCCTGTCCCGGTAACGCCGAAAAAAACAAATGAAGAAATTGCGCAGGAAGTGCTGGAAGGCAAGTGGGGAAATGGCGTGGAAAGAAAATCCAGGCTGACTGCTGCCGGATATAACTATTCCGAAGTGCAAAAAATTGTTAATAAACTGTGCCAAAGTGGTGTACAAAATCCGCTATATACTGTAGAATATACGGTAAAGAAGGGTGATACTTTATCCGGGATTGCAAAGCGGAATGCAACCACAATTGCCGCCATCTTAGCTTTGAATCCGAAGATAAAGGATCCTAACAAGATTTATGTAGGACAAAAAATAAGAGTGAAGTAACAGGAGGCGGTTGGTATGGATGAGAAGATGATTCCTTATTTCTCCCACGAAGGAGACATGGCACGGATGGAGCGTGCAAACAAGCGATTATTCATCTTATTGCTTGTTATTCCGACAATTTTAATTATTGCTTTAATTGGAACCAATGCAGCATGGATTAGTTATGAAAATTCATTCGAGGATAAGGTTGAAATTGAAGCAGAACAAGAGACAAGCGAAGGAAGTAATTACATTGTAGGTGGTGATTTCAATGGCCAAACAGAAGGTAAAAATAACTAAAACAAGGACCAGAAAAACAGGCGGCAACAGTGGTTACAAGAAATGTCCGAATTGCGGCGGTGATGGCAGGGTAAAGGTGAAGAAAAAATGATGGAATACTCTAATTCCGGAATAATTCTCCTGATTGATGAATATGTGCATTCGGAAAGAGACCGAGGCATATTGAAACGCAGGTATGTGGATGGCCTGACTTATGAAAGATTAGCCGAGGAATTTGATTTATCTGTGGCACAGATCAAGAGGATTATTTACAAGTATGAAAAATACTTATTCAAAAAAAGATAGGAGGGCGGAATTATGAAGAAAACAATCCAGGGAAACTAAATAAGCGTCAAAGACGCCAAAAATGACACAATAGCGACACGAAAAGGCACTCGTTTACCGGGTGTCTTTTTTATATGCTTTATTTGGAGGGCGGAACAATGTTGGATAATAAGAAATTTATCGAAGAATTGGCAAAGAGAGAAGATTTGAAGGACATTCCTGCAATCACTACGCTCCGGGTGGCTATAGCCGTGCTGGAGATAGTGGATAGCGGCGAATGTTTTTTTGATAAAGAAGAGGTGGAAACATGTTCGTAATGTATAATCCGAATCCCACCGGAAGGCATGTGGATGATTGTGCGGTCCGGGCAGTTGCAAAAGCACTTGGAATAGATTGGGAAGAAGCTTATGCAAAACTTGCAATGAATGGATATACAATGGGAGATATGCCGAATGCCAACTCCGTCTGGGGAGCTGTGTTAAGGCAGAATGGATTTTACAGGCAAAGTATTCCTGATCGGTGTCCGGATTGCTATACGGCAGAAGAATTTGCAAAGGATTATCCAAAGGGTACCTATGTTTTAGGCTTTGGCAATCATGTGGCAACCGTGATTGATGGCAATTTGTATGATTCTTGGGATTCATCAAAAGAGATTCCACAATATTTCTGGTATAAGAAGGAGGGATATTAAATGGCATACAATTACAATTATCCGTTTCAGCCAATGCAGTATCCAACACAGATGAATGTTGGAACAACGCAGCCAATGCAGATTCAGAATGGTGGTTTTGTTTCTGTCAGATCGGAAATGGAGGCGAGAAATTATCCGGTAGGATTTGGAAACTCCATAACCTTTAAGGATGAAACTGCGCCTTATGTTTATACAAAGACAATGGGATTTTCCCAATTGGACAGACCGGTATTTGAGAAATACAAATTGGTTAAAGAAAACGCACAGGAACCGATTTTAGAGGAGAAAAACACCGAGGCGGACAATCCTGCTATTGAATCAATAAAAGGCGAAATTGGTCAAATTTGGAAGGAAATAGAGGCACTTAAAAAGGAGGCACATGATGAATCAGGGATTTAACATGCCGAATAACATTATGAATCTTTTGCAAAGAGTAAATATCAATCCATCCGAGATTCAAGGAATTAAAACACCGGATGAAATGGCTCAGTTTTTACTTAATTCCGGGCGAGTGAATCAGGCGCAGGTGAATCAGGCAAAACAGATTTGGAACCAGCGATTTATGAGAAGAAATTAAAAGTCGGTGCACAGGCTTTTAATATACCGACCATCCGATTAAGAGGGTGGCCGCTAACCTTAAAAATATAAAGGAGGAAACACAAATGGCTTTAACAGATGAAAACATGGTTATGCCCGTAGCGCCTATGTATGGCGGAAACGGCGGCTTTGGCGGAGGTTTCGGCAATGATTGGGGATGGATTATCCTTTTACTGCTCTTTGCTGGCGGCGGCTGGGGATTCGGCGGAGGAATGGGAGGCTTTGGTAATATGGCTCTCGGTTACGATTTTCCTTGGCTTCTTAATGGACAGTCTGGAATTAATGCAAATACCAATGCCGGATTCCAGAACGCATTATTGAATGACAATATCACTTCTGTTCGTGACAGTATTGCAGCTTTATCAACGCAGCTTTGCAATTGCTGTGGCGATATGCAGATGGCTCTTGCCAATGGCTTTGCCGGAGTAGAACAGGGTGCAAATGCAAGACAGATTGCTAATATGCAGACCGCTTTTGCAAATCAGACCGCTATGAACGCAGGATTTAATGGCTTACAGAGTCAGCTTGCACAGTGCTGCTGTGATAATCGACTTGCTACCTGCCAGACACAGAATATTGTTCAGAATGAAGGTAATCAGACGAGATTTGCGGATGCAAATAATACCAGGGATATTATTGATTCTCAAACCCGTGGTACACAGGCTATTTTGGACAAACTTTGCTCGCTTGAATTGGATGCAAAGAATGACACGATTGCAAATCTCCGTCAGCAAATTGCTATGAAGGACCTTGCGGCAAGTCAGGTGGCACAGAACGCATTTATTCAGCAGGGATTCACAAACGAAGTAGATCAGTTGTATAACAGATTGAACTCTTGTCCGGTACCTACAACTCCGGTATATGGAAGAACGCCCATCTTTACCTGCAATCAGAATCAGGGTTGTGGATGCGGATGCGGTAACTTTTAGGGGGTGATCTTATGGCAGAGTTTACGAAAAACGAAGTGCAGACCGTACTTCCGAATCAGGTTGTTACCCTGAACACAAGTATTGGCTGCAATAAAGGTTATGTATATCACAGGAATGGAAGTGGTATTGTAACTCTCCGTGGCATCACAAATAATTGTTTTGCCAGATATCAGGTGACGTTTAATGGAAATATTGCGGTGCCGAGTACTGGTACGGCAGGACCAATCGCTGTGGCATTGGCATTGGATGGTGAGCCGCTTTTGACAAGCAGGGCGATTGTAACGCCTGCGGATGTGGCAACAGAGCCGCCTACGACAGAAAATTTCTTTAATGTGACCAGTACAGCGATTATATCCGTACCGAAAGGATGCTGCTTTAATGTGAGCGTTGAAAATGTATCTGAAAGTGCGGATCCTGCTACAACACCGGCACCGGAAATTCTTGTACAGAATGCAAATTTGACTGTAACGAGAATCGCATAGGAGGGCAAAGATGGAAGAATTATACAAACTGAAAGAAACTCTCTGCGCCGAATTAGAAGAGTATGCAAAGAAAGGCAAAATGTCAGCCGGGGATTTGGAAATTGTGGACAAACTTTCCCATGCCATCAAAAACATTGATAAAATCATTGAGAAATATGACGAGAGCGAATATTCCGGTGCAACTGGATATTCTAACCGTATGAATTATGAAAGAGGCGGAAGAGGCGGTTACTCTAACGAGCGTGGTGGATATTCCAATGAGCGTGATTATTCAATGGCAAGAGGCAGAGGATCTAACGCAAGAAGAGATTCCAGGGGCAGATATTCAAGTGAATATGGCTATGCCGGACATGATATGGTAATGGAGCTGCGGGAATTGATGGAAGATGCACCGGATGAACGGACCAGAATGGAATTTGAGAAATTCATCCGCAAGATGGAGCAGATGTAAATGATAACCACGCAGGATCTGAAAGCTGCGATTGCCGAATGTGAGGGAGAAAGAAACCCGAATGCGAATACATGCATGAAGTTGGCGGCGTATTATCAGCTTTTGGACCGAAAGGGTGCGGATCCAATACCAAAAGAGCAGTATTCTTACGAAAACAGGACATCGGAGATTCCATACAGTAATTCTGAATTTTCGCAAATTGTTGAGCAGGTGGGCATTGATAAGGCATTTTCCGTGATTGACGAGCTAATGGAATTGCTGTATGTGGAAAACCGGCCATTGTATGAGAGCGTAATGCGAAAAATTGAATATTGAAAATACAGGATAGGCGGTCTTTTGACCGTCTATTTTTTTATTGACTTTCGGCTATATATAGCCTATACTGTATATAGGTTTACATTAAATTTCATACAAAAGGAGGTATGATTACATGAAAAAAGTGGTTGGTTTTTTGAGAAATTTGCGATTTGGTTTTTCCGAGGTGGATGCCGATCTGAATGGGTTGGAGTTTCTTGGGGCTATTGTTCTGGGAGCGGCAATCTGTGCGGCTCCGTTTGTGATTAAGGCCATTTTATTGGCGGTTCATTTTGGAGGTATGTGATGAGATTATGGCATAAGGATTTGATACCGGTTTTACCACGGCAGCAGTTATTAGGACAATGGAGAGAATGTTGCCTGATTGCCAAGCAGATCAGCGAGACAGGAACACCAAACCATTTGCTTGTGAATAAGATTATGGATTATCCACTTGAGGATTTTTTTACCTATGGTTATGGTGTTTTTCAGGAAATGTATAACAGAGGATATCACGCCGATTTTGGTAAATTTATAAGATATTTTGATGCAAAAACATTGAATGAAAATAATGTGACAGGTAATTATTTTGAGAATTGGCATAATGACAGGTACCTGAAACAGTGTTTTTATAATTTGCAGGAAAAGTATGACTGCGGCGGTATATCAGAGGAAGAATGGCATGATATCAATTTTGTATGTGCTGGAGGTGCATTGTGATAAATGGTGTTGATGTGATTGCAACAATTGGAATGGTTGGGATCGGGTTTGTTATGGGGTTTCTTGCTGCGGTGATTTTAATTTTAATGTGGAAAAATGATTCCGGGAAGGAGGGAAAATGAATTATACAAGTTATTGTGGATCGTTTGGATGTTTTCATCCAATTAGGTCCGGCGAGGTTTTGAATGTAAAGCATAAGGATATGTGGGATGATATTCCGGAGGATGATTACGATCTGGAAGTGGATGAGGATGATGATTACGATATTAAGGAGGATGAATAATGTTGATGGTATTAAGAATTTGCGGCATCCTTCTGGTGATTGTATTTACCATCTGCTTGGTGGATGTATGTATTGTATTTACGATTGCGGTTGCCAGAGCGGTTGAGGAAAGAAAAGAGAAAAGAATACTGGATGATGATGAAATAGCTGCAGAGGTTTATCACGAAACGCTAAAGAAATCCGGTGGAGTTTTGAATGAAACATTTTTTATTGAGTATGCGAAGGCGATAAGGAGGTGGAAGAATGAAGGAAACGATTAAGTTGAATAAAAGGAATGATGATGAAGTAAAAGGCTATATTGCCGGGTATAATGACTGCTTTACGGAATTTTGCAGGCTGTTGGAGAAACAAAGTGCTAAGATGGCAATTTATAAAATGAATTTGTATAAAACAGCCGTAAATGCTGCAAAAGGCGAAGGAAACCAAAATGGCTGGATTCCGGTTAAGATAAGACCGCTTACGGATGAAGAATTAAGGTTTTATTATGACCAGTATGGAAATGATAACATACCGGAATATATGTTGGATTGCCCACTTCCGGAAGATGGACAGGAAATTCTTATTACTTTTCAGATGAAGGATGGAAAACGTTATGTTGCGCATGACGTTTGTGCATGTGATGAATGGGGTTATTATCTGGAAGATTATGATGATTTTGGTTGTGTTATTGCATGGATGCCATTACCAGAGCCATACAAGGAAGAAGGTGAGGAAAATGTATAACTTAATTATTTTATCTCTCGAAGAATTAAGGGATTTAGAAAAAGGCAAGGTATTAAATGTTGAGTGCCGTGGAATAAAAACAAAGATAGTCTGTACGGATAGTTTTCAAGACGCACTCGCTTTGTTAGAATTATCGGAAATTGAGGAAGAAGAATGAAAGACCCTTGTAGAAATTGCGGATTTATTAACGAATACGGATATTGCGAATGCCCGTCTTATGATAAGTGGTATGCTTGCCCTATTGAAAATAAGAAACCCGAAAATATTAAGGCTTTAGAAGAATGGGGAAAGCAGGAAAGCGAGGAAGAATGAATGAATATCAAAAAAAATATTATTTGAAAAACCGGGAAAAAATTATTGCCAGGCAGAAGGAATATAATGCCAGTCATAAAGAAGAAAAGGCTTTGTATGACCATCTGCGGAATTTAAGGCTTGCAGATCAGAAGGCTGAATATAACCGAGAGTATTGGATAAGAAAAAAGGAGAAAATGAATGAACAAAAGGCAGGCAAAAAAAGCGTTTAAGAAAAAATTTGGAGTAAATCCTGCAGAATATGAAAAGCAGATGGATTTAGCTTTAGAACAAATATCGAAAACCATCCGGGAAACAGATTGGCAGGAGATTGGAAGAATATTAGCAGAGAATATGACAAAGGCTATAAAGGATCTGACTGCTGCAGTGTGTGACGGTGTAAAAAGTATTTCTGATATGATGAATACGCCGGAATTAAAGGAAGCATTAGAAAAGTATAGAAAAGAACAGGAGGAAAAAGATGTATATTAAGGATTTACAGACAGGAAAGGTGAGATTATATGGTACCAATTGTCACGATTCATTGAGAGTATCCAATGACGGAAAGACATTGAGCTATTACAATTTACAGAATGGTGATGGAAGTGAATACGGAGATTACCGATTTACAGATGAAAAAGGACAGACGCCTGAAGAAGATAAGGAAATGGCACAGTGTGGTGCAGAAAATTATTTTAACATTGGCGGATTTTTTCCACATGAGAATGAAGATCTGGAGAAAATTAAATCTGAAATCTGCGACCATTATTGCAAGTATCCGGGAGAATATAAGGACCAAGATGAAATGATTGATACAGATTGTGTGAATTGCCCACTTTTGAAATTGGATGATGTGAAAGATTTGGAGGTGAAAAAATGATAAATATAAATGATTTGCCGAAAACGACAGTAAAGCAGTTGGCTTATGAGAACAGGACATTTCTCCGGGCATTTATTCCGATTGAGCCGAATGCATTTGTTGGGGCATCTTATGAGGTTTGCCATAATGGTCGGGTGTTTTCTTATCCTGATCTTCAGGCAGCAGTGAATAAGTTTAATGAGGAGGTCCAAAATGATATGTGAATGCGGTGCCAAGATGAAAGTGGTCCGAACGGTGTCCGGGAAGGATGCAACATTCCGGTATTATCGGTGTCCAAATTGTAACCGGCGAAAGAGCTCCGAAGAAAAGGTTACTCAGAAGGCGAAAGAAAAGCTGAATGCAGCAAGGAATAAAAAGTATGCAAATGATAAAAAAGTGTTGCAAAATGATATAAATTGATATAAAATGATAGGGAAAGGAGGTAAAGTGTATGAAAGAACAGATTTTGGAGTACAGAAAGAAACATGCAATCAGCCAGAATAAGATGGCGCAGTTGTGTGGAGTTTCCCCGGTTACAATTACCCGGTTGGAAAAAGGTGGAAAACCTTCTCCTATTGTGGAAGGCAAAATTAACAGAGTAATTCAGGAGGATAAGTAAATGGGTAAAGAAGTCAGTGAAGTAATGGAAAAGAAGAACATTTTTGAATCCATCCAGGCGGTAATGGGTGAGATCGGAGCTGTAGGCAAGACAAGTAAGAATGCACAGCAGGGATTTATGTACCGTGGAATTGATGCGGTGATGAATGCACTGCAGCCTGCACTTATTAAGCATGGAGTATTTGTGGTTCCGGAGATTTTGGAACAGATAAGGGAAGAAAGAGTAAATGCGAAGGGAACCACGCTGATCTATTCGATTTGCAAGATTAAGTATAACTTTTATGCACAGGATGGCAGCAGTGTATCTGCCACAGTAATTGGTGAAGGAATGGATACCGGGGATAAGGCAACAAATAAGGCAATGAGTATTGCATTTAAGTATGCTTGTTTCCAAGTATTTTGTATTCCTACCGAGGAAATGGTGGATCCTGATGCCGAGGTGCATGAAGTGAAAGCCAAGACCGAAAAGAAGGCGGAACCGAAACAGGAGCAGAAGAATTTGAAAGCAACGCCGAAGCAGATTGAATTGTTAAAGAAGCTGGTGCCGGATGAAGCATGGGGAGCAATGTTAAACTGGGCAGGAGTTGAAAAAGTGGAAGATATGACCGCTGCACAGGCATCAGAAGTAATTACGAATAAATCAAAGAAGGAGGCTTAATTATGGATGAGATTAAGGTTGTAGGAAACACATTACCGGCAGAAGTGATTGACGAGGTTATCCGGGTGGAGAAGTTGGCCGAGGAATATGCAAAGGCACAGAAGAAGTTGAGAGCGGCTATTTTGGCGGCTATGCAGGAAGCTGATGTGGAAAAGATTGATATTGAGGATGTAATTGCTTTAACGGTGGTGCCGGAGAGCACTTCCGAGAGATTAGATTCCAAGACGCTGAAAGCGGAATTACCTGATATCTATGATACTTATTGCAAGATTTCTCCGAAGGCGGCTTATTTGAAAGTGACGGTGAGATAATGGAGAGTTGGGAGATTAAAGGCAGAACATTGGAATATGATGATGCATCCCACACTTATCTGGTTGATGGAATTATTGTCCGGTCGGTGACGCAGTTACTCAAACTAAAGTTTGGCAAAAAATATGATGGTATTGATGCCGGAGTTTTGAAGGCTGCTGCCGATCGGGGCACAGCCATTCACAAGGCCATTGAAGAATACTGCAAGACAGGAAGGAATGAGGATGTTCCGGAGGTCCGGGATTTTAAGTTTTTGCAGCATCAATACAATTTTCTTGTGACTGGGAATGAAATGCCGATTATTTTGGATTTTGCCGGAGAAACTTATGCAGGGCGATTGGATTTAATTCTGAATATGAATCCGGAGGATCCGTGTTATGCGGTGGCGGATATTAAGACTACTTCCACGCTGGATAAGGATTATTTGGGGCATCAGCTTAACTTATACCGCATGGGTGTAGAACAATGTTATGACATTGTACCACAGGAATTATATGGGATTCATTTGAAAGACGGTAAGAGGAAGATGGTAAAGATACCGATAAGGAGTGAAAAATGGTTGGCAGAATCGTTGAATGTTCACGGAGTTTAACCGGCAATTTAAGAGTGACCTTTGAGGTGGATTCTTTGGATGAGCTCCGGGGAATGGAAGATAAAGAGATTACCTTGGAAGCCAAAATTAGCCGAAATAAGAGGTCTTTGAATGCCAATGCATACTTTCATGTACTTGTGGGCAAAATAGCCGAAAAATTGACAATATCGAAGGCAAAAGCAAAAAATATTCTGCTTGGGAAGTATGGACAGAGAGAAATGGTGGATGATGGACCTTTAATCATTTCCATTTTGGAAAATGTGGATATGTATGAGCGAGAGGATATTCATTGCATTCCGGTTGGACATGGAGTGGTGAATGGAAGGGATTTTACCCATTGGGCGATTGTCAGACCTTCTCACGAATATGATACGAAGGAAATGGCGGCATTGATAGATGGAACCATAGAAGATGCAAAGGAGCTGGGCATAGAAACGATTACTCCGGCGGAATTGGAAAGGATGAAAGCTGCATGGCAAAGAAATTAAAGAGCATTATTACGCAGGATCTGGAGCATTGTTATTTTTGCGGTGCCCCTTATCCGCAAATACACCATATTTTTAATGGTGCGATGAAAAAGAAATCCGAAAAGTATGGCCTGATTATTCCGCTTTGTATGAACCATCATACCGGAGCCGAAGGTGTTCATACGGTACGGGGAAAGATGCAGGTAACGAAGGAATTTGGACAGACAATGTTTGAATTATATTATCCGGAGTTGGATTTTTTGAAGATTTTTGGCAAGAATTACAAAGGAGACTGATATGGATGCCAGGGAATTAACGAAGAAGTATTATGATCTGAATAATTTGGTGGATGATTTGAAAAAAAGAGTGGAATTTTTGGAACAGGAAAATTCAAAACTGCGGTTGCAGGTAAATGATTTAATGATTGATGTAAAAATGTTGCAGAAAAAATAAAGGAGGGCAAAATGACAGCAATAATTATCACTTCTATTATTTGCGGAACACTGATTTTGATATGCTTAATAAGCAAGATTGGAGGAAAAAAATGAACAAAGTAATTTTATCCGGTCGCTTGACCAAAGATCCTGAAGTAAGATACAGCCAGGGAGAAAATGCAACCTGTGTTGCCAGATATACATTGGCATCCGACAGGAAGTATTCCAAGGCTGATGATAAGCAGACAGATTTTATTAACTGTGTGGCTTTTGGAAAATCCGGCGAATTTGCCGAAAAATATTTGAAGAAAGGAATTAAGATTTTGGTTAGTGGTCGCATTCAGACCGGCAGCTATGAGAAGGATGGCAAGAAGGTTTACACCACAGATGTTGTTGTTGAAGAACATGAATTTTGCGAAAGCAAAGGATCTAATGATGGGCAGGCGGAACCGGCAGCAGGTGATGGTGAGTTTATGAAGGTTGATGAAAACAGCACGGATTTGCCGTTTTAAGAGCAGAAAGGAGAGCGGATGGACAATTTGTTTGATATTACAGAATACATTCCCTATGGGGCAGAAAATGCGATTACAAGGGATGATTTGTTAAATGTGGCACGGTATTTTGTGGAAGGCATAACAGATCGTGGAATGAGGTCATTATTGGAGAAATCTAAGCAGAACGGAAATATTATCATCAACATGCAAGATGGCAGAGGATACTTCCGACCGGAGAGCAAGGAAGAAATTGAGAGGTATATCCGGCAGGAAGAAGCCAGGGCGAAAAAAATTCAGTTTAATCTGAAATCAGCAAGAAAAGCCTTGCGGAAGTTGGAAGGGCAGTTGACTTTAGACGATTTTTAATCTAAAATAAAGATACTCCTGCTATGGTTCCGGGGGATAAGGGTAACCAAGTTCTCCGGTTATAGCAGGGGTAAAAGAGACCAACCGCTCTTAAATGTCCTTGTTTGGTGCTGCATCACCTACAAGGTGATTTTTGTAACTGAATAAGGACAGAAAGCCGATTTGCCGAGGTGGATGCAGCCGCCAAAGCGGATCGGTTTTTTATTACACATTTTGGAGGCAATATGGCAATATATCGGACAATACAGATTTCATTCTGGACGGATCCGAAGGTCGTAGATGATTTTACACCGGAGGATAAGTATTTTTATCTTTATCTTTTTACAAATCCTCACACTAATTTATCCGGCTGCTATCAGATCAGCAAAACACAGATGGCTATGGAATTGGGATATGCAAAGGAAACCATTGACAGGTTATTAAATAGATTTCAGACAATTCATAAAGTGATTTTTTATGATTCTGAGACAAAGGAAATTTTGCTTGTAAATTGGCATAAGTATAATTGGACAAAATCAGAAAATTTTAGGAAAGCCTTATTTTCCAACATTTCTGATGTTAAAAATGAGAAATTTAGAGAGTATTTGGTAAAGTGTTTTAGCGGTGATGATACGGTATCTATACCGTATGAATACGGTATGGAGACATCTGTTACTGTTACTGTTACTGATACTGTTACTGATTCTGTTACTGATTCTGTTTCTGATACTGAAAAGAAGGAAAGTAAAAAAGAAATTGCAAAAAGAATTGTGGATATGTATCACATTCAATGTCCTTCTTTACCGAGAGTGGCAAAATTAACGGATGCGAGAATAAAGGCAATTTATGCCAGGCTTAAGGAATACTCCGAGGAAGATATTGAAACTGCATTTATTAAGGCGGAAAATTCTGCTTTTCTCCGGGGAGATAATGGGAAATGGAAAGCAGGGTTTGATTGGATAATGAATCCGAATAATATTGTTAAGATTCTGGAGGGGAATTATGATGATCGGATTCAACAGAAGAAGGATAATTTTAATTCAATGTTAGAAGAATGGGCAAAGGGAGGTAATCAGGATGAGTAAAGAAGAATTTATGATTTTGGTAAAGACAATGAAAGCTGTGCATCCGGCAATGTTTCCAGAAATGGATACCATTAACATTTGGTATAAGATGCTTGCAGATTTGAATTATAAAGATGCTGCTGCCGCTTTAGGAAAACATTTATCAACAAGTGTTTATCCACCAACTGTGGCAGATATCCGGTCTGGGTGTGTGGTGGATGATGGAATGAATGGAGAGGAAGCATGGAGTTTGGTTTATAAGGCCATTAGCAATTCCGGGTATTATTCCGTGGAAGAATTTGGGAAGCTGCCGCCGATCATTCAGAAATCTGTGGGAAGTCCGGAAAATTTAAGGGAATTGGCTTTAATGCCTGCAGATACTGTGAATAGTGTGGAAAAGAGCCATTTTTTACGGACCTATGAAGTTGAAAAAAAGAGAAAGAGGGAGAGTGATGCAATTTCACCGGAAATAAGAGCGAAGATACAGGAAATGCAGATGAAAGCATTGGAGGGATGATATGAACAATCTGAAAATATGTCCGTTGTGCGGTGGGAAAATGATTGTTAGAGATTCCAGGGAAAAAGATGATGGAGTATGGCGCCGGAGAGAGTGCAATAAATGTCCGAAGGTGATTTATTCGTTGGAGAGAGTGGAGACGGATCCAAAAACGGAAGAAGAAATATGGCATGATGTGAGTGGGGTAAAACTGTATGGCTAACAAGTATCATAACAAAAAGGTTTTGGCAGATGGAATTAAGTTTGATTCTGCAAAGGAAGCCAGACGGTACCGGGAATTGAAACTATTGGAGGATGCCGGGGAGATTACAGATCTGCGCAGGCAGGTTCGATATGAGTTGATTCCGGCGCAGCGCATTGATGGCAAGCTGGTGGAAAGAAAAGTGGATTATGTGGCCGATTTTTGTTATATCCGGGTGAAGGATCTGAAGTTGGTAGTAGAGGATGTAAAAGGGTACCGGGATGGCGGTGCATACAGGGTATTTGTGATTAAGAGAAAGCTGATGTTATCCGTCTGGGGAATAAAAATTGACGAAATTTGATAAAAAATGATAAAAAAGTGTTGCAAAATGGAAAAGAAGGGTGTAATATATAATTACCGGGAGGGAGAGAGGCCAACGAGAGAACGAAGTAAAAACCTTTTCCAAAGGCTATAGGTTAAGAGGGATAGATGATGCGGGGTTTTGAAACAAAGAGTATCGTGAATCTACACTGGGATGGTGAGGCGCTCCCAACCGGTAACCATAAAATAGGAGGGCAACACAATGAGAGAAATCAGACAGATCGGAAGAACATTTGCAGCAAAGGTTTATATTTATGATGAGTGTAAGTATAAGGCAGATACCGAGGTTTTAGAGAATGCCAGGGAAGTGATTTACGAAGACATTAAATCTTGGGAAATTGTTACCGGAAATGATGTAGAGGAAATTGAGGCATCCGGTTTGGTGGATGAGTACCACGAATATCTGGTATTGAATTTTGAAGATGGAGATTCTGCAACGTTCAGAAATTCTTATGTAGATATGTTCCGTATTTTTGGAAGATAGAAAGAAACCCGCCCCGGAGGTTACGAGGGCATCATTAGAGGAGGCATGATGGCAAGGAGATTTTTGTATAAGGCCTTTGAGGTAACGGTATATGGGGAGGAATACTTCATTACCAATGAGATTTTAGGAGTTAAGGAATTGGTTCACTTCCGGGATGATCTGGAATGTGTTCACTATATCAACAAAAAATACTATTAGGAGGGATAAGGACATGAAGATTGAAGAAATGAACAAAGAGCAGATTGAGGCAATGTTGAAGGCGAGAGCACAGTTGGCGCTGGATGTGGATGATCTGGATAAGAGATATCCGGATATATTTTGCGGAGTGGCATTGGATGTGGAAAGAGCAATCCATATTTGGCAGCCGGAGACTTTGAGAAAGATGGCAAATATTCTTGGCGAGAAGGTTGTAATTGAGCCGTACACGGAGGAAGAGGTTGAGGCTTACAGATATTTGGGAACAATGTGGTTTAGCTTTGAGTATGCTGAAAAGAAGTGGAGGGTATTTTCCTTGTATGAGAATGAGAGCGAGGTGGTTGGATGAAACTGAATTTAAGTGCGGTTGGTCCGGAGCAGCAGGCGGTATTGCAGTATCTTGAATCCAACGCATCTGATGTGTTGGCCGAGAAGATTAACAACGGTTCCAAAACATTGGAAGGATGTTGGAAGTTCATTGAAAGCCAGGCGAAGAAGAAGGCGAAAGGTCAGAATTGTGTTTGTTGTACGGATCAGGAAGTATTTGGATGGGCGGTTCACTATTTTGAGGAAGATAGTATTAAAGAGGGTGAGAAGATAAAAGCCCCGGATGAGACGGTTAAGGCAACTCCGACAGGAATGAAGAAGGTGCAGCCTGAACCGAAGAAGGAGAAGAAAGAACCGAAGAAAGAAGAAGCGGTGCAGTTGGAAGGACAGATTACATTATTCGATTTTATTGGAGGTCAAAATGACAATTGAGGAATTAAAGAATGATTGTAATTTTCGCCCATATAGCATTCCAGGTCCGGTGCAGGAATATGCCGAAAAGGTTGGCGGATTTCTGAATTATGTTGGTTGGCTTACTGCAATTGGTGATGATATTGTACTTAGAATTTATGCATTCCGGCGGCTGAAAAATAAGCCGCTGGATTTGCGTGAGGTAATCCGGTGCACGCCAAGTGTGGAAGGAATGGTGCAAAGGGATATGTACCTGACCGCTATGGCAGGATGGAGGGTTTGCTTTAAGCCTTCCAGGCGAACATCATACAGTTGGGAAGGTTACAATTATTACAGCGTAGATCCTGAAGATTTCGGGCATTGGTATTGGCAGGATAAATGCGGCATTATGTACACGATTCTGAATTATGATGAGGTGGAAAAGACGAAATACAAATATGCCGGTTACCGGGATGAGCTGCATATCAATCCGATCAGTTATTGGAGAGCATGGATGGAGGATCCTGCAATTGAATTTTTTGGTAAGTTTGGGATTACTCCGTATCAGTCTTTGGTGAATAAGGCGAAAAAGGACAGAAATTTCATTGCGTGGATGCGCAGAATGGACCATATAGACGAATTTGGACCGCAGGCTATAATTTATGCGTACAATCATAAAATGGGGCTAAATGAGGCGAATAATGAGTTATATGAGCGTAATCAGGCGTTAAGCTGGGCAAAAGGATATATCCGGGGAAGTGATTATGGATTTACTTCAAAGGATATGCGCAAGATTTACGAATATGCCACCAAAGGAAAGAAATGGATATCTGCTGCCGATTATCGGGATTATCTGGAAGCGCTCCGGGGATTGGAAATGGATCTGACCGATACAAAAAACATTTATCCGAAAGACTTCCGGCGGATGCATAATTTACGCACAAATCAGTGGGGAGCAAAGAAGGAAAAGATAAAAATTGCTCCGTTTAAGAAAGCCGTGAAGGGATATAAGAAATTTGAGGCAGATGGAAGATTTTATGTAATTGTGATTCCGAATGTGCCGGGTGATTTGAGGAAGGAAGGTGAGGCTTTAGATCATTGTGTTGGGCGCATGGGATATGACAGGAAAATGATTAACGGAGAATCCTTTATTGCTTTCTTGCGCAGGAAAAAGGAACCGGATAAGCCATATGTGACAATCGAATATGGCTTGAAAAATAACAAAGTGCTACAATGCTATGGGATACATGATTCCAAGCCGAATAAGAGCGTGATGAATTTTGTACATAGCTGGGAAGAAGAATGCAGAAAGAAGGTTAAGAATGGATAATAGAGAGATTTCAAAGAGATTATTGACCGGTACGGAACCGATTGGGCGGAGGTGACAGAATGATAGAAAAAGATGAAGCGATAGAATTACTGTGTGCGTATGGAGTTCCGTTAGATGAAAAAAAGTTTCAAGAAGCGTTGGATATGGCAATTAAAGCCTTATCCGCAGACGGAGATTTGATTAGTAGAAAAGCAGTGTTAGATACAATTTGCTCTTACGGAACAGAATTGGAAAGACTTGGAATATACCAAATTACCGTTTGTAATATGAAACAGAGTCTTTGTGATTTGATTGAAGAATTACCCACCATTCCGCAGACAGATTATGCAAACTACGAAGCATTTGGTTGGTGCAAAGGTTGCAAAGAATACGACACCGAAAAGCATTGTTGCCACAGATATTCGAGTTTTATCCGAGAATCTTTGCAGGATAGTATCAATGCGGTGTTAGAGGATATTAAGGAAGATATACTCAAAGAAATAAATAATCATTCCTTTTTCAGCAGTTCACAAAAGGGATTAGCAATAGCATATAAAATCATTGATAAGTACATAAGCGGGAAGGATCAAGAATGAAATGATTCTGTGACCGAAATTGATACAAAAGCGACCTGAAAGGGCTCTCGTGAACCGAGGGCTCTTTTTTTATGCTCAAATCGGGAGGTGAGAGCATGAAGGAATACAAATCATTTTATAAAGAGGTCGCAGGAAACGAAGGAAGTAAATGCCATTATAATACCAGGCTGGATACTTATGGATGCGGATGCGAGCATGATTGCAGTTACTGTTATGCGAAATCCTTATTAAGTTTCCGGGGATTATGGGATGCAAAGAATCCGAGTGTGGCGGATATTGAGAAAATCCGAAAAAAGATTAAGAAGCTGCCGAAGGATAAGGTGGTACGGATCGGAGGTATGACAGACTGCTTTGCCAATGTGGAATTACGGCACAGGGTAACTTATGAAACCATAAAGGCATTAAATGAGGCAGGGATTCCGTATCTGATTGTCACAAAATCGGACAATATTGCCAGACCGGAGTATTTGAAGATCATGGATAAGGAATTGGCGCATATACAGGTTACTATTACCTGCTTTGATGATGCCAAATACAGAAAACTGAAATATGAGAAGGCTCCGGTACCGAGTAAGCGCATAAGAGCTGTGGAGAAATTGCAGAAAGAGGGATTTGATGTGGCAATCAGATTAAGTCCGTTTATTCCGGAGTTTGTGGATTATGAGAAATTGAATGCCATAAAATGCGATAAGCTGATTGTGGAGTTTTTAAGGGTAAACAGTTGGATAGAAAAATGGTTTGATATTGATTACAGTGAATATACGGTCAAGGAAGGCGGATACCGGCATTTGCCTTTGGAGAAGAAGCTGGAGTTAATTAAGAAGATTCAGGGAAAAGAGATCAGTGTTTGCGAAGATGAAAGCAGGGCATACGAGTATTGGAAAAATGAGTTTAATCCGAATAAAGAGGATTGCTGTAATCTGCGAAGTGTGGTAAAATAATCCCATCCAAAAGAAACCTCATGATATATTTGCAAAGGCCTGCTGAGAAATCGGCAGGTTTTTTGTTGGTATTTTTGATAAAAAATGATATAATAAATTGTAATAATGTATAATTTTAGGAGAAAAAATGGATAAAAGGGAGATATCAGAAGAATATGCCAAAATTGCGGAGAAAGTAATAAAGGCAGAAAAATCGCTGCAGATAATTCGAGATAGCCAGGCAACGATTGTTTATCTGACGAGCGAAAGCGAAAAGAAGGCGAAGGGCAAGAAGGTCTGTGCTGAATGCGAGAAGGTCCCGGATAAATACAAATGGAGCATTCCGGCGGATTTCACAATTACGGTATTTTTGCCTAATGTGGAAGGTTTTTCCGAGGACCAGAAATATATACTGATGTTCCATGAGTTATTGCATGTTGGAATTGAAGTTAACAGTGATGGATCGGAGACCTATTCCACGGTTCCGCATAATTATGAAGATTTTAAGGAGATTATTGACCGATTTGGAACCGATTGGGATATAGTGACCGAAAAGTTGGATGCAGGCAACATTGAAGATTTAGAAAAAATAAAGGACATTTCCGGAGGCTGATAAGGAGACCGGCTTCCAACATCCGAAGAAACGAGGTGATAGAAATGGCAAGAAAACCAACAGGGAAACCTGCCGGGAGACCAAAGAAGGGAATAACCAAAGAAGATTTTGAGAGCTTAATGACAATTCAATGTACTTTAAGCGAAACTGCCGCCTTTTTTGACCACAAATTAGGCGGATGCTCCGAGGATACTATTGAAAGATGGTGCAAAAGGACATACGGGGAAAGTTTTGCGGAGATTTCTGCTAAAAAGCGAGATCTGGGCAGAATTAGTCTTAGGAGAGCAGGATTTGAAATGGCAAAAAAAATCCCAAGTGTTCATATATTCTATGCAAAGAATTATCTTGGAATGACGGATCGAATTGAACAGGTTGTAACCGAGGTCGAAGATTTAACTAAATTGGCGGATATGTTAAATGCAAACGAAACAGACAATTAACTGGAAACCATTTTCAAAAAAACATAGAGATTATATTAAAACTGCACTCCACAATAAAATGAGTGTTGCGGAAGGCGCAATTAGATCTGGTAAGACAATAGACAATTGCATTATAGCAGCCATTTATTTGGAGAATTGTCCGGATAAGTACCATTTGGCATCCGGTTCCACAATTGGTAATGCCAAGCTGAATATCGGAGTGTGCAATGGCTTTGGCTTGGAATTTCTTTTTGGCGGCAGATGCCATTGGGGAAAGTACCGAGGCAATGAAGCCTTGTATATCATGACGCAGACCGGGGAAAAGGTGGTTATTTTTGTCGGAGGGGCAAAATCAGATAGTTACAAACGCATTCTGGGTAACTCTTATGGTATGTGGATAGCGACCGAAATCAATGAGCATTATGATTGTGATGATTCCAGGTCAAGTTTTATTAAGGTCGCATTTGGCCGCCAGGTGGCAGCAGAGCGACCTTTTGTTTTGTGGGATCTGAATCCTTGCAATCCGAATAACAAGATTTACAAGGATTATATTGATGCCTATATGACCGGTTATATTGGTGGGTATCATTATGAACATTTCACGATAGCGGATAATCTGTCTATTACGCCGGAGAGAAAGGCCGAGATTGAAAGTCAGTATGTTGTCGGATCTGTATGGTACCGGAGAGATATTTTGGGAGAGCGGTGCATTGCGGAAGGCCTTGTATATCCAATGTATGAGAAAGCCATTGTGAATGAGTTGCCTGATACGGTGCCATTGGATTACTGCATTTCGCTTGACTATGGTACGCAGAATGCATTTGCCGCATATTTGTTTGCGAAATGGGGCAATGTATGGTACGCTATTCGTGAATACTATTGGTCTGGAAGGGATACGAAGATACAAAAGACAGATGGTGAGTATCTGAATGACCTGACCGGATGGATTGCGGACATTGACACAGGACGGAGGATGCAGGTGATTGTGGATCCGTCTGCTGCCAGTTTTATTACCCTTCTAAAGAAGAATGAACACCGATTCAGTGTAATGAAGGCGGATAATGATGTGGCGGATGGTATCCGGGAGACCGCCAATGCTATGGAAAACGGATATCTGAAAATCCATAAGAATTGTACGAATCTGATTGGAGAAATGTCCGGGTATATTTGGGATATCAAAGCAGGAGAGGATAAACCCGTGAAGGAAAGAGATCACGGATGTGATGCGACAAGGTATTTTGTAAAGACCAAACATGTAGTGAGAGAGGCAACAAAAAGGAGGCTGTAAAAAATGGTTACATATCAGGACCTGCAAAAAGTATTGGATGGAGAGGATAAGATACCGGTTATTGATTTTGTGAAATCAACGATTGCAAAGCATAAGGATTCTGTCATATATCAGACCGCATTGGTAGCGGATGAGTATAACAGGAAGCTGAACCGTACCATTGTGCAGTATCAGAAACTGCTCTATACGGCAGCAGGACAGGCGGTGCCGGATATGTATGCATCCAATTACAAGCTGCGGTCCAATTTCTTTAACCGGTTTGTCACACAGCAGAATCAATTCTTGCTTGGCAATGGTGTAAAGTGGGAGAAAGAGGATACTGCCGATAAGCTGGGCGGAGATTTTGACAGCAAATTGCAGGATGCCGGGGAGAAAGCATTGGTGCATGCGGTTTCCTTTGGCTTTTGGAATATGGATCATCTGCAGGTATTTTCCCTTCTGGAATTTTGCCCGCTTTGGGATGAAGAAGATGGCAGCATGAAAGCAGGTATCCGTTTTTGGCAGATAGACGATCAGCATCCTTTGAGGGCAACCTTGTATGAAATGGACGGATATACCGAGTATATTTGGAGAAAAGGCAAGGCAGGAGAAGTATATCAGGAGAAACGGCCTTATATTGTGAAAGAGCGCGGAACCAATGCGGATGGTATGGAGATTTATGACGGAGAGAATTATCCGGGATTTCCGATTGTACCGCTTTGGGGCAATAAGTATCATGAGAGCGAATTTGTCGGAATGCGAGAAAACATTGACTGCTATGATCTGATTAAGAGCGGTTTTGCATCCGATATTGATGAGGCACAGGAAATCTATTGGATTATTCAGAATGCCGGAGGAATGGATGATATTGACCTTGCCGAGTTTATGGAAAGGCTGCGCACAAGGAAGATTGCCAATGTGGATGATGGCCAATCTGTAGAAGGCAAGACCGTGGAGGTACCGTCTGCTGCCAGGGAGGCTATGCTTGACCGGTTAAGATCGGATATGTATGAAGATTTTATGGCACTTGACACCAAGAATCTTGCATCCGGTGCGGTAACGGCTACGCAGATTGAAGCGGCTTATGAACCGTTGAATGAGAAAGTCGATAAATACGAGTATTGTATTCTGGATTTCCTTGCGGATATTCTTCAGTTGGCTGGAGTAGAGGACAATGCGACATTTACCCGGTCAATGGTGGTAAATACAACCGAAACTATTAACAATGTCTTGGCATCCGCACAGTATTTGCCGCAGGATTATGTGACAAAGAAGATTATGACATTGCTTGGTGACGGAGATCAGGCGGAACAGGCGCTAAAAGATATAGATGGCGAGGATATTGACAGATTTGGTGCAGAAGAAGTGACGGAGAACGAAGATGCCGGACAAAGCGCATGAACAGACCGATAAAGAATTAAAGCGTCTGGAGAAGCAGATCACGAAGGAATACAGTCAGGCCGCCAAAGAGGTGGAGAAGAAGCTGACCGATTATCTGGAGAAGTTTGCCAAGAAGGATGCCGAAATGCAGAAAAAGGTTGCATCCGGTCAAATGTCTGCCGAGGAATATGGAAAGTGGCGAGTAGGACAGATGGCTATGGGTGAACGGTGGAAGGAAATGCAGAAAACCTTGACCGAGGACCTTGTAAATGCTGACAAGATTGCGGCAGGGATGATAAATGATTCCCTGCCTTCTGCTTATGCCTTGAATTATAATTATGGCACTTATGAGGTGGAACATGGAGCTGAGATTGATACCAGTTTTTCTCTGTACGATCATGCGACCGTGGAAAATCTGCTGAAAAAAGATCCGAAAATAATTCCGCAGGCGAGGGTGGATATTCCGAAAGATGAATTATGGAACCGGCGAAAACTGACTTCTGCAATCACACAGGGGATTTTGCAGGGTGAAAGTATTCCGAAGATTGCCAAGCGGCTTGGAAGTGTGGCGGATATGGACCGTAAAGCGGCTATCCGAAATGCAAGGACCTATACAACTGCTGCCGAGAATAAAGGGCGTATTGATTCCTATGACCGGGCGGAGCAGATGGGTATTAAGGTCAAAAAGAAATGGATGGCCACGCTTGATGATCGGACGAGAGTGGAACACAGGCATCTGGACGGACAGGTCCGGGATAATGATGAGCCGTTTGAGACAGATGGTTATGAGATTATGTATCCGGGAGATCCTTCTGCCGAGCCGGAAATGATTTATAACTGTCGGTGCACATTGGTGGCGGAAATAGAAGGTTATCAATACCAGGATGAGCGGAATGATTCCAAGCTGGGAGATATGACCTATGAGGAATGGAAGCATGCGAAGGATAAGCCCGGCAAGGATGGAAGTACAAAACAGGATGCGGAGATAAGAGCAGAACAAGAAAAGGTGAAAGAAGAAAAGGTAGCCGAGGAAATCAAGGAAGAAAAGACAGTTGAAACAAATACTGTTGTCAATGGAAAAGATCTTAGTTTAACTTGGGAAAGAAGAAAAGATGAATTTGATTTTGAGATTGAGGATATCATAAATGCACAAGGTTTTGATGGTCTGCCAAAGATTGTCAGCGGGGAAGAATTTGATAAAGCGGTAAAGGAAAGTAATTTTATTGCCCAGAGAACATATTCTGCGGTGGATTCGGAAACATTGTCAGCATATCAGGATTCTCTTTATAACGGTAAGTGGTATGTTGATTGTTCGGTCGGTGGTTCCGCACATGGAAAGGGTATGTATTCAGCCGCAAGTTATGATGGAGAATTGAATGATGAAATTAAGCAGGAAATGAGGGATTATATAGGACAAAATGAAAGTTACACGAGTGAGGATGCCCCGTATATAATCGAAACATTTACTGTTGATCCATCCGCAAGATTTCTGGAATTGCCACAAAAAATTGATGATGAAGATTATGTTAATACTCTTTTTTCAAATCATGTTATTCAGGGTTTGGGAGAAAAATATGGTGTTTCGGAGAAGGCGAATGAGTTAATTTCTGTAACAGAAGAAAAATTGCAGAATGAGATTTTGTTTATGCAGGGCAAAATTACAGAAAGTGAGTATGGAGATATTGTTACGAATCTGAATGATAAGTTGTGGGAATTAAGGCATTCGGATGAATTAAAAGAGGTGATGAATAATTATGGGAAAATTGCGTTCAGAGTGCATGATATAGGTGAGCAAGCGGCATTAATGGGTTATGATGGATTACATACACATTATGGTACTTGTGGAAATGATACAATAATTCTAAATAGAACAAAACTTATATTCAAAAGAGGGTAATCGCATGGTTGAATTAAAAAGAAATCCTAAAACCGGAGTTGTTGAAAGTTTTCGTAATGGGAAAAAAATTGGTGAGGTAATTACAATGGGAGATACTACGAAAGGAAAAAAGAAAAAAACGAAAAAATGAAGTGGTGGTGATTAAATGGCAGATATCGAAGTAAAATTGACAAGCCGTAAGCAGGAGGCCATAGATCTGAAAAATGAAGCGGTTGCCAGGGCATTGGAAACAATTGGTTTGGTGGCCGAGAGATATGCGAAAGGCTATGCCCCGGTGGACACAGGAAGGCTGCGCAATTCGATTACACATGAAGCTGCGCCGGATGAAGGTGCGGTTTATATCGGTACCAATGTGGAGTATGCGCCATATCAGGAATTTGGCACACGGTACCAGAGTGGCACTCCGTTTCTGCGGCCTGCTGTGGAAAACCATCTGGATGAGTACAAAGCTATTGTGGAAAGTGAATTAAAAAGTGAATAAAAGATGTATAATTATGCTTGATTTTGCATAAAAAATTTGCTATTTTGAATGTAGGCGAGGAAATGCCATCCGAAGAATAGGAGGAATTGAATATGGCACTTACAAGAAAGTTCTTATCTGCTTTAGGAATTGAGGCAGAAAAAATTGATGAAATCATTAACGCTCATGCAGAAACCGTGGATGCTCTTAAGGAAGAAAGAGATAAATTCCGGTCGAATGCAGAGGCATACGAAGCAGAGCAGAAAAAGGTAGCTGATCTGGAGAAACAGGTGGAAGCCTTAAAGGATTCCTCAAAGGAAAGCTATAAGGTGAAGTACGAAGCCCTGAAAGAGGAATTTTCCGATTACAAGAAGGGCATTGAGAACGAGAAAACCAAAGCGACCAAGACAGATGCATTTAAGGCTTTGCTGAAAGAGATCGGAGTTTCCGACAAGAGAATTGATGCGGTTACAAAGGTTTCCGATATTGATGGCTTAAAGCTGGATAAAGATGGAAACATTGAAGGCGCAGAGGATCTGAAAGCGAATCTCACGACCGAATGGGCAGATTTCATTGTAAAAGAGCAATCGAAAGGCGCCAACACTGCCACACCACCGGCAACTACCGGCGGAAAGGCAAGAAGCAAAGAAGAAATTATGCAAATAAAAGACACGCAAGAAAGACAGAAAGCCTGGGGCGATTATATCGTAGCTCAGCAGAAAGGATGAAAAAATGGCAGTTGAAAATTTAACTACTCCGAGAACAGCGTTACCCAACTCCTATGTTGATGTAACCGCAAGAGAAATCGATTTCGTTTCTCGTTTTGCAAAGAATTGGCAGGCATTACAGGAAGTGCTTGGTATTTCCAGACCGATTAAGAAGGCAGCAGGAACCAAGCTGGTTTCCTATAAGGCAACCGTAGCCCTTGAATCCGGTGCAGTAAATCCCGGTGCGGTAATTCCTTATTCCAAGGCAACCGTTACGCAGGTTGCTTATGAGGATTTAACCCTTGAGAAATATGCAAAGGCAGTTCCCATTGAGGATGTTGACAAGTACGGTGTACAGGTTGCTGTTGAAAAGACGGATGATGCATTCCTTGACGAATTACAGAATGAGGTTTTAGAGGACCTTTATACCAAACTTGCAGATGATACCTATGCAATGACCGCAAATAAGGCTAACTTCCAGAAAGCAGTTGCCGGAGCAATCGGTCTTGTAAAGGACAAATTCAAAAAACTCCGCAGAAATACTTCCAGTACGATCGTTTTCGTAAACACTCTGGATGCTTATGATTATCTTGGTGATGCAAGCATTTCTATTCAGACTATGTTTGGCATTGACTATGTAAAGAATTTCATGGGCGCTGATGTAATGATTCTTTCTTCTGATATCGCAGAAGGTAAGGTTATTGCAATTCCGGCTGACAACCTTGTTTGCTACTATGTAGATCCTTCTACCGAATTTGCAAAACTTGGTCTTGTTTACACGACTGACGGAGATACCAACCTGATCGGTTTCCACGCACAGGGCAATTACGGAACCGCAGTTGGCGAATCCTTTGCACTTAAGGGAATGAAACTTTGGTATGAATATGCTGATGGTGTAGCAATCGTAACCATTGAAGCAAACCCTCTTAATGGTCTCACCGTAACTTCCGACCTGGATGAGACCACATACCCTTGGTCGGACAAAACTCCTGGTGACTTTCAGGAGGATGTAGCAGTATCTGGAAATAAGATTACCGGTACCTTGAAATTCATGGAAGGTGGTATTTCTCCTTCCGGTCCGCTCTCCGGAGACGGATATTTCTTGGCACTTAAGTGGACCGATCCTGCACAGGCAGTTACAAGTCTGTTAGTTGGTCTGCAGCCGAGTGAAGGAACCGGCCTTGTTGAATGCATTGATGATACCGACCGCAATGGCGTATTCAAGATTGCAAGCAAGGATCAGAAACTTGTTCTTATCCAGAGCAATGACACCAAGAAAACCAAGCAGGTATTTGATTTGTCCGGCTTAACTTTAGAAGAACCGGGCGTATAAGGAGAGGCTTATGTATAAAGCAATCCGTTATTTCACTGACTTGAAAGACGGTTCTTATCCATACCATCCCGGGGATGAATTTCCCCGGGAAGGTCTCCAAGTGAGTGATGAAAGAATAGAGGATCTGTTGACAGGAAACAATCGCAGAGGTATTCCGGTAATCGAGAAGGTAGAGGAAACGAAACCTGACGAGAAAGAAGCTGTGGCAGAGGTGGAAACCAAAGCGGCAGACAAACCGGTGCAGAAGGCTGATGAAAGCGCTGCAAAACCGAAGCGAGGAAGGAAAAAGAAAAATGCTGACTGAAATCTGCGCATATCTTAAAAACTATTTTGAGTATGAGAAGTACATTGGCAATGTGGTTATTAGCTCAGGTACAATCACGGTTGATGGAAAATCTATTGCGCTGGAAGAAGGTCAGTATTTTGCTTTATTCCGTGACAGAAATCCGATCGGAGTATTCAAACAGGGCGATACTCTGAAAGACAGAACATTTCATGGTGCCGTATGGCTTATGGATGTGCCGGAGGGAGTAATTCAGGCAGATACATGGGCAAAAGCATGGATGCAGAAAAACGGTGGTGCGGATTCAGAGAATAATTCCGCATTCACAAGTGAGAGTTTTGGTGGATATTCATACAGCAAAGGCTCAAATTCTAAAGGAAAGGTTGGAGCAAGTATTTTTGATAACGCACAGTTTGCGGCAATGCTTTCTCCGTACAGGAAAATTAAATGAGTTTATTAGATGAGAGCATGGAAGAATGCGTGATAATGGATAAAACCACAGTATCGGACGGATATGGCGGTTATAAGACCACATGGAAGGAAGGTGCTACAATTTCTGCTGCCGTTGTTTTGGACAACTCTATTGAGGCAAAAATAGCCGATAAACAGGGTGTAACGGCACTTTACACGGTAACTACAAGGAAAAGCGTAAATCTGCAGTATCATGACATATTTAAGCGGGTAAGGGATGGCAAGTTATTCCGGGTAAAATCGGATGGTGACGATAAAGCTACTCCGGGATCTGCAGGATTGAACATGAGGCAGGTAAGCGCAGAAGAAATTGATGCATTGCCGAGGTGAGTATGGATAAAGGTCAGGCATTATACAATTTTTGGTCGAAATTCGGTCTGCCTGCTTATGATGAGAACACGGTTCCGGAGGATACCGGGGAGAGATATATCACATACAATACCGTTTTTGATTCCATAGGGAATGTGGTAAATCTGTATGGGAATATCTGGGATGTAAATTCCACTTCGTGGGAATTTGTTAGCAAAAAGGCAGAGGAAATTGCCAAGGCAATTGAGGAAAATTATCCGATTAGTTACGCTATTGAGAATGGTCGGTTGTATATCGCAAAGGGAACACCTTTTGCACAAAGGATGAGTGATCCGAGCAGCGACCGAGTAAGACGCATTTATATCAATCTACAGGCTGAATTTTTAACGGCCTATTGAGAAAGGAGATTTAACAATGGGAAGATTTACAGTTATTCCTGAAAGTGCATTCCAGGGGCTGCAGATGGATGCCGGTATTCTCTTAAAGAGATTTAATCCTGCATCACCGACCTTCTTGAATGCAGATATTATTTGTGCAACGACCGGTGGTATCAATCCTTCTTGTGTACCCACTTTTTCGGATCTGGGCGAGGATGTGGATAATGTACCGGTAAACATGATGGAGTATAAGCATTTGGATTCTTGGGAATGCAAGATTTCCACCACTTCTTTGGGAACCACTCCGGAATTGATTAAGATGGCACTTGGCTGTGCAGATATTGACGGATCTAACAGCAGCAAGATTGTTCCGAGAGCTGATTTAAGCCAGAGTGATTTCACCGATATCTGGTGGGTAGGAGACAGAGCAGATGGTGGTTTTGTGGCAATTCAGCTTAAGAATGCTCTTTCTACCGGCGGATTTTCTCTGCAGACCACAAAGAATGGCAAAGGACAGATTGCATTGGAGATTACCGGACATGTATCCATTACGGCACAGAAAGAAGTGCCTATGGTATTTTATAGTATTGATCCGGGTACTGATTATTTCAGCATTCGCCAGATGCTCTACAAGGTTAATTCCACTCTGCCTGACAGCGTAGAAAGTGGTGATGCAGTAAGTGGTACCTTGACCGCAGAAGATGGCTATGCAATTGAAAATGTAATCGTTATGATGGGTGGCGAAGATGTTACGGATGATGCCTATAATTCAGGCACAGGAGCCGTATCTATTGCAGCCGCATCCGGTAATATCGTGGTTATCGCTACAGCATTGGAAGCATAAACTTTTAACATAGCAGGAGAGAGATTATGAAGAATTTGGCAAATTGTACTCCGAGGGAGTTCTTAAAGCAGACCTATCGAATTAAGAAGTGCGTTGAAAAATGGTTACAGGAAACAGATTTGTTAAACATCCGGAAGAATGTTCCGGTGCTGCAGAGTGTAGCCGGTTTGGAAGGCGAGGCAAAAGAAAAGGTTATCCAGGCAAATAAGCAGGTTATGCAAAAGCAGGTGAAAGAAAACCTGATGAAGATGCTGGATAAGATCCTTGATGAACATGCGGATGATACAATTGAATTGCTTGCATTATGCTGTTTTGTGGAACCGGAGGATGCAGACAACCATACTATGTCCGAGTATTTGGATAGTATTGGTGAGTTGATTTCTGACCAGGGCGTGATGAATTTTTTTACTTCATTGGCACAGTTGGATCAGAAGAATATGTAAGCTGTGTCCAGACATTAAGAATAGACCTTCTGGATATTTTTGGGAGCGGATATGTGATGGATCATTGCGTATCCGCTTTCTTAAAATCGAGAAAGGAAGAAAGTTATAAGATATACATGGCGGATGTAGGCTATGTTTTGGCAAATTCCTATGCAAAGGTACATGGTGCAAAGGAAGATATTATTCAAAAACGATTTTGCGAAATGATGGAAAAGAAGAAGGAAGTAAAGCCACAGGAAACTGCGGATGAAGTGATAGAGCGTTTCCGTAAAAAAGCGAGGGCATTATAATGGATGTTTTTGATTTAGCGGCGAAATTAACGCTGGATACAAGTGGATATGATAAAAGCCTTGCCGGAGCAGAACAGAGTGCAGGTGGCTTTGGCAGTAAATTAAAGGCTGGTTTGGGTACTGCTGCAAAGGTTGGCGGTGCCGCAGTGATGGCGGTTGGTACTGCTGTTGTGGCCACAGGTACTGCGCTTGTTAAATCTACTGCGGAAGTAGCTGAATATGGCGATAATATTGATAAAATGTCGCAGAAGATGGGCATTTCTGCAACGGCTTATCAGGAGTGGGATGCGGTTATGCAGCATTCCGGTACTTCTATGGAAAGCCTGAAAACAAGTATGAAAACAATGGCATCTGCTGCCGAAAAAGGCAACGAGGCATTTCAGGCTTTAGGTATTTCCGAAGAAGAAGTGGCAAGTCTGTCACAGGAAGATCTGTTTAACCGGGTTATTTCCGGTTTGCAAGGAATGGAAGAAGGCACAGAAAGGACCTATCTTGCAAGTCAGTTATTAGGCAGAGGGGCAACGGAATTAGGTGCTCTTTTGAATACTTCTGCCGAAGATACACAGGCTATGAAGGACCGTGTGCATGAATTAGGCGGTGTAATGAGTGATGAGGCCGTAAAAGCGGCAGCAGCATATCAGGATACCTTGCAGGATATGCAGACTGGGTTTGATGGATTAAAAAGGAATTTAATTTCTGATTTCCTTCCGGGCATTACACAGGTTATGTCTGGTATTACTGATCTTACGACAGGAGATTTTGACCTTGGCGGCGAGAAAATCAATGAAGGCATTGATAATGTAATTAGCGGTATTACCGAAAAATTACCTGCTTTTATGAATGCCGGATTTGCCATCCTTTCTGCACTTGGGGATGCGGTGGTAGAAAATCTGCCGAAATTGGTGGAGACATTTTTGGGTGCCGTAGAAAAAGTGCTGGAAAAATTAGGGGATCCGTCTCTTGTTGCGAAGGTTGGACAATCTTTAGTTGGTATTGTGACTTCTTTGGGAAAGAAATTGCCAGGCATCATTAAAAGTCTTGGACCGGTTATTATTAACACTACGACTGTCTTATTAAAAGAAGTATTACCCGCATTGGTTTCGGCAATTTTGGGAATGTTACCGGATTTACTGCAGACCGTTTTGGATTTGGTTGTTCAATTAACACAGTTTATATTAAGTGATGGTCTGCCAATGATTATTTCTATGTTGCCACAAATAATTTTGGGCATTGTTAATTTTGTTTTGGAGGCAATTCCTCAAATTATTGATGCGGCAATACAAATTGTATTGGCTTTGGTTGAGGCCATTCCGCAAATTATCACAGCTTTGGTGTCTGCCATTCCACAGATTATTACAGGCTTAATTGTTGCGATTTTATCTAATATACCAAAGCTGATTGAAGCCGGAATAAAGCTGTTTTTAGGCTTAATTATGGCACTTCCGCAGATTATTATAGAATTGGTAAAAGCAATTCCCGAGATAATTGTTGGTTTAGTAAATGGCTTTAAGGAAGCTTGGCCTGAAATCAAGCAGGCGGGTATAGATCTGTTTAATTCTGCAATGAAAGGTATGGCAGATGCGCAGAATTTGGCAACCAAAATTAAATCTGCCGTTTCCGATATCTGGGAAAAATTGAAGGAAAAATTATCAGGTCTTGTAGATAAGATGAAAGATATCGGTAAAAATATCCTTCAGGGCCTGATTGACGGTATGAAAGGCATGATTGGCAAGGTTGGTGATACCGTAAAAGGTATTGGAGAAAAGATTTCCGGTGGATTTAAAAAATTATTTGGAATATCGTCTCCGTCAAAATTATTTGCCGAATATGGCGAATATCTGGATGAAGGTTTGGCAATTGGTATTGACCGGGGAACCGACCAGGTAGAAGATGCAATGGATTCCTTAAATGCTGCAGCAATGCCGGATGTAAAACCACAGGCAAATTTAGGTCTGTACGGAGAAAGCGAAAGCGGATATAATGATATTGTAGGAGCATTTATAACGGCATTAAAGGAAATTGGACCTTTGGCAATCGTTGAAGCAAATGTTCCGAGAGATAGCATTGTGGATGTTACGGTTAAAGCCAATCGTGAATGGCAGAGAATGACAGGGAATGGGTTATACGCATGAGTTATAATGGATATCGAGTAATTATCAATGGAATAATGATTCCGGATAATCTGATTGCAAAAGGAAGTTGGAATGCTGGAAAACCAAAAAGAATTGTATCCACATGGAAGGATGCAAATCAGATAGAACATGAGGACGTTCTGCCGAACAGGAAAAAAGATATTAAGTTTTCAATTAAGCGAAGAAAATTGGCAGAGCAGGAACAGATAATAGGTTTGTTTGCATTATTGGATCATGTTCCGGTTACTTATTGGGATGATGATACATGCACTTATAAATCCGGGGATTTCAAAATGGATTATGTGCCATTTACTCACGAAAACACAGAGTATGGGGATATTCAGTATGCAGCAACACCGATTCATTTGACGGAGTATTAAAATGATTACTTATGCGAATGAAAATTTATTTAAGCAAGACAGTGTAGCCAAAGAATTAAGCATTACCGGCACAGGAATTTCTATCACAAATTCAAACATGGATGGAGAAAATTTTTCCATTGAGGAAGTGTTGAATAGTGGCAGGGATTTAACTTTTGGTGAGTGCAATGCGGCGAAGCTGTCTTTTTCTGTTGGATATTATGAAAATTCAATGGTGGGAAAGATTCTAACCGCAAGCACTACTCCGGGTGACGGAGCTGCTTTTCAATTTGGGCAGTATAAAGTAGCAAGTGATGAACCAACCGCAGATCGGAAGTGGCGTGATGTGGTAGCTTATGATGCCTTGTATGAGGTATTAAAGAAGGATGTGGCAAGTTGGTATAATACTTTGCTGCCGAATGCAAATTCAAGCTGTACCTTAAAGCAGTTCCGGGATTCCTTCTTTACTGCGGTTGGAATAACCCAGGAAACCGTAACACTTCCGAATGATTCAATGACTGTTACCAGGACCGTGGATCCGAAGGCAATGACCGGGAAAACGGTGCTGAATGCTATTTGCGAATTGAATGGTCGCTTTGGGCGAATTGGTAGAAATGGTAATTTTCAGTATGTATTGCCTGATAAGCCCGAAGAAGGATTATTTCCGAGAAATACATTATATCCATCAGAGACTTTGTATCCAAAGGCTTATGGTTTTGAAGATCGTGAAGAATATGAAAATGGCACTTATATTTCCTGCAAGTATGAGGATTTTCTCACACAGGTAATTGATAAGGTGGTTATCCTGAAATCAGATGACCAGATAGGTGGAGAAGCAGGAACCGGAAATAATGTTTATATCATCAAAAACAATTTCCTTTTGTTTGATAAAACCAATACGGAATTAGCTACGATTGCAGCGACTATTTATGGAGAAATAAATGGTATTTGGTACCGGCCTTGTGTAATTGAAGCGGTTGGAAATCCTTGTCTGGAATGTGGTGATGGTATCCGGGTAAAAACGACAGATGGAGTAGATATTGATACAATCATCTGGAAGCGGAAGATTAAAGGTATTCAATCGTTAAGAGATTCTATTACGGCAGACGGATTAAAAACCCGGGAGAATGATGGAAATACTATAAATGAGCAGATTGTGCAAATTAAGGGAAATATTCGCAAGGTAGAGGCAGATGTGGTGGAAACCAATTTATTGATAGCGCAGGAAATCCAGGCAGACCGGGCAAGAATTGGAGATTTAGAGGCGGATCATGTATCGGTTGCACAGTTGAATGCTGTGGATGCGAAATTCCAGAATTTGAATGCGGATAATATTACGGCGGGAACATTAAGTGTTGATAGAATAAATGTAAATTCTTTGCTTTTAAGTTTTGCAGGAAAATCTATTGGATGTGATACATTGTATGCAGGTACCGTTCGTGCAGTTACTGTATTGCAATT